TGGACCGAGTTCCAGGGCAATAATGCCCTCACATGTTAAAATTTCGCTTGTCTTGATTTATATAGCGCGGCAGTTACTGTTAGTGCGAGCCCGAGTGGTGAAATCGGTAGACACAGCAGATTTAAAAGAGTTAGCATCCGCTGTAACACGATGCGAGAGTGGTGGAATCGGTATACACACAGGACTTAAAATCCTGCTCCCGTAAGGGATTGAGGGTTCAAGTCCCTCCTCTCGCACCACAGAAGTAGTTAGCAGGTTGGAAACTGTGTCAACCTCCGTGTCTGCCACCAACGGACACAAACGGACACACTCACTGATCTGGTATTATTCACGACTTAGAAAGTTTTAACCCCTTAGCGTACCTGCTAGGGGGCTTTTCTTTTGCCCAAATCAATTCCGATCTGGGACTAATTCCAAGGAGCTTTATATGTTACAAAACAATGAATCCCCAAACCTAATGCAGATCCAAGTACAGCTGGAAGAATCAATGAAACAGCGGGGAACTGAGAACTACACCAGAGCTGTAAATAACGCTAAAGCATCCGCTAGTGAGAACCACACTCAGTACGGTAATCGTCTGGTATCTGGGCTAACCAAACTCCTAGCTAAGAAGATTGAAGAGTTCATGGATGAAGCCCTGTCTGGTAAAGCTGGTGGTAAGCACAGTGCAGCTAAGTATGTTGGTAAAAACATTGACCCAGAGCAGATGGCTTACCTCACACTGAAGACCATCATTGCTGGTATCTCAGGTAGCCAGCGTGTCAACGATATGAGTGTCCAAATTGGCACAGCAATGGAAGATGAGATCCGTCTAGAGGGTATCCGTAAGCAAGAGAAGAAGGTCTACAAGTCCATCGTTGAAGGAACTATGAAGCGTGGATCACAGCACTACAAGCATATGTATGCAGTTCGTAGGGCTGAGTACTTCAATGACGGCTGGGTATCTTGGGGTGTCAAGGTACGCTCCCTTGTTGGTAGCAAGATGATTGAGCTGGTTGTTGCTTATCTAGATCTAGTTGATGTCACTGTAGTTCGTCAAGGTAAGAAGACAGTTGCTTTAATTACAGCTAAACCCACTACTGTTAGATGGATTGAGAAGTACAACATGGCTGGTGTACGGTCACCCTTCGAGCCAATGGTTGTTCTCCCAAGAGATTGGACTACTCCCTATGATGGTGGTTACATCACTAGCAACATCAAGCCATTCAGCTTAGTTAAGCGTATCACTCAGAAGCGTTTAAAGGCTCTCTACGAGACCGCTGATATGCCTAAGGTATATGCCTCAATCAATGCTCTTCAACACACTGGATGGCAGGTTAATAGGTCTGTATTGGATGTGCTTACAACCCTGTGGGAATCAGGTAGCACCTTAGGTGGCATTCCCTCCAAAGCTGACTATGCAGAACCTATGAAACCACTAGATATTGAGACTAATACTGGTGCATTCAAGCAGTGGAAGCGTGAGGCATCACAGGCTCACCGCAATCACATGGAAGCCACCAGTGCTCGTATTGCTTACTCTATGACCATTGATGTTGCTAAGAGATATTCTGAGTTCTCCAAGATCCACATGCCTTACCAGTTGGATTTCCGTGGTCGTATCTATGCACTTCCACATCTCAATCCACAGGGAGCTGACTTCCAGAAAGCTTTACTCCGCTTTAGTAAAGGTAAACCACTGGGTGAACGTGGGGCTATCTGGTTGGCTATCCACGGAGCTAATGTGGCTGGTGTAGATAAGGTTGATTTCCAGACCCGAATAGACTGGATTGATGATAACGAGGAAGAGATCTTAGCTATCGCTGAAGACCCATTTAATAACCAAGGTTGGAGTGGTTCTATTGCTGGTGTTGAGATTGATAAGCCTTGGCAGTTCTTAGCCTTCTGTTATGAGTGGTCTGGCTATCGCTACAAGGGAGATACCTTTGTTTCCCACTTACCAGTTGCACTCGATGGATCGTGCTCAGGAATTCAAATGTTTTCAGCAATGCTTCTTGATAAAAAAGGAGCAGGATCTGTGAACTTGCTTCCTGCTGATAAGCCAGCTGATGTATACCAAGATGTGGCTGATGCTGTACTCATAGAAGTTAACCAAGACATCCTGACAGGGACTGAAGATAGCATTACAGCTGAGGGTCGCTTTGTGGCTGGTACTAAGACTTTAGCTGCCCAGTGGTTATCCTTTGGTATCACTAGGAAGACCTGCAAACGTCCAGTTATGACTTTAGCCTACGGCTCCCGTGAGTACGGATTTAAAGAGCAGATCCTTGTAGATACCTTGGCTCCAGCTCAGAAGTCTATGGGTGATGCATTCCCATTCGATGAGGATGGTGGCTACATGGCTGCTGGTTATCTAGCTAAGAAGATCTGGGAGGCTGTCACAGTCACCCTAGTTGCTGCAGTACAGGCTATGGATTGGATAAAGGAGATAGCGGGTGTAGCTAATAAGGCTGAGGTATCAATCAACTGGGTTGCCCCTTCAGGTTTCCCTGTAGAGCAGTCTTATAAGAACATGATGAGTATCCGTGTGGATACAGCTATCAATGGTCGTACCAATTTGCAACTAGAAGTTCCCACTGATGCTATCGACTATCGCAAACAACGCTCCGCAATTTCCCCAAATTTTGTGCATTCTATAGATGGAGCTGCAATGACTTTAACTGTCTGTGCTTGTAAGGATGCTGGGATAGATAGCTTTGCGGTGATCCATGATTCCTTTGGTACTCATGCTGCTGATACTGATTCACTATTCGCTATTGTGAGGGAGGTATTTGTAGATATGTTTACTAATAATGAAGTGCTAGATGATTTCAAGAGGGCAGTACATGACAGCATTACTGATGAGGTTCTACGAGAGGAACTACCTGATGACCTTATTAAAGGTGATCTGGATCTAGAGGAAGTCAAATTCAGTAAGTATTGCTTTGCCTAAATAGTCTCCAAGTCATGACTAATTCTGAATCGAGAGGTATAGGGTTCTTAATGAAATCAATGACTTGGAATCACCCACGCTCTAGCACTCAAAAGCACTCAAACAATTCACAGGAGTAACACATGCAATCAACTATCGGCAAGGCTATCGCCCTACTGCATCAAGGTATTCGTCTTCCCCATTCTATGGTTCATGAACTCCGTGAACAAGGTATCGACATCCCTAGCTTCTATTCATTTCACTTGAACAGAGGATAAGCATGGGTTACGACATGACCCTTGATGTCCTTGGCACAACCATCAAGCATCACATGGTTGCTGCTGAGAAACATGAAGAGAAACAAGCGAACCACTACAAGTCTGCTGGGATCTATCTGAAGGAAGCAAGGACAAGAGTAGAAGCTGGTGAGTATGAGTCACCACACTTCTCTCACTACCTCCAGACCTACGCAAAGATGTCCTCAACCAGAGCCTATGAACTTATAGCTATTGCTGATGGTACTAAGACAGTAGAGGGAATCAGAGAGCGATCCGCAGAGAGTATGCGGAAATCACGAGCAAGCAACGTTGCGGACACCAAGCAACCTGTTGATTCTGTTGGACAAATTCAGAAATCGAAAAATCTTTCCACAACAAAACCAATTACTGATCCTTTGACTTATCAGATCAGAGCCTTAACCAAGAAGCTTAAGCAGTTAACCCCAGAACAGGTACAGCAAATAAGCATTGATGTAACTGCTCAGTACTTTAACTAACAACAATCACGAAGCTACTCATAGCACTCCATCCTTATGGAGGTCGTGAACTCACATGCGGAGTTTATATGTCAACAGCAATCCAGAAGTACAAACAAGCAGAACTTAAGCAAGCCAACTTAGATGTTATGTCGGGTAGGAAGGTCTTAGTTATTGAAGTTAACGAAGCTACGAATCGCCTCTCAGATGTAAACATCGCTGGACTAGTTCTATTGAAGAATAGCTTTGAAGAACTTTTGAAGTGTCCTAAGGATTTAGGGATGGCTGCTTCTATGTATGCCCATAAGTACCTACGAGTTACACCAAAACAGCAGAAGTATTTAACAGACATGCTTAAGACCTATCTAAAGATAGACACCCTTGAAGCAGCAGTCGAACTCCACAACGCAGCTTAATAAATCAAACTAAACAGGAAATAAACACATGGCACAAGAAAAACTCGCCTCATTCGTAACCCCTGCTGGTATTGCCCAGTACCCCCGCCTTAATGTTCCAGACACTAAGTTTGTACCAGAAGGTAACTACTCAGTGAAACTAGAGTTCACTGGTGATGAAGCACAAGAGCTATCGGCATTCCTAGACACTAAGATGCAGGAATCGTTTGCTGAGGCTAAGAAAGAAAATCCATCTAAGAAGGTTAAGCAAGCAGATGCTCCTTACTCTTGGAATGATGATGGAGTACTTTCAGTTAACTTCAAGATGAAAGCTTCTGGAACTACTAAAGATGGTAAAGCTTGGAACCGTAAGCCAGCACTCTTTGATGCTAAAGGTAAGCCATTAGAAGTAGGTCTCACAGTAGGTGGTGGCTCTAAGTTAATCCTCAGCTACACACCAGCTCCATTCTATACAGGTCTTATTGGTGCTGGATTGTCTATGCGCTTGGAGGCTGTTCAAGTCTTAGAACTTAAAGAGGGTGGTAGTAGTCAATCTTCTGAGAGCTTTGGCTTTGAAGTTCGAGATGGCTATGAAGCTAAGGAATCTACTACACCATTCACACCTCAGGACTCTGATGGTAATCAAGAAGACTTCTAAACAGGTCGGTCTCCAGTATGGGTTTAGGTCTGGATTAGAAGAGTCAATTGCAAAGAAGCTCACCTCTCAGGGGGTGAGTTTTACTTTTGAAGAGATGGTTCTTCTCTATACCAAACCACAGCGTGAGTCCAAGTACACCCCTGACTTTGTTCTTTCTAATGGAATCATTATTGAGAGTAAGGGCAGGTTTGTAACAGCAGATAGACAGAAACACATACTCGTTAAAGCACAACACCCAAACAAAGACATTCGCTTTGTATTCAGCAACTCCCGTTCTCGTATCACCAAACTCTCTGCAACTACTTATGGGGACTGGTGCAACAAGCACGGGTTCAAATATTCAGATAGAGAGATACCAATCGAATGGACAAAAGAGAAACAGAGAACAGCTTCATAGCCCATATCCCATGTGAAACCTGTGGTTCCAAGGATAACAACTCAACCTATACAGATGGTCACACCTTTTGCTTTGGTTGTCAGACTAGAACCACAGGTGACGGTACACCCTCAGTAGTTAAACCCAATAAACCTAAAGGAGACTTTCTCAGTGGCGATGCTCAAGACTTGGTTGCTCGAAAGATTACTGAAGATACTTGCAGAAAGTTTTCCTACACAGTTGGATACCAGAACGATGCAGTTGTTCAGATCGCCCCTTACTTCAACAACGAGGGGCAGCTGGTCGCTCAGAAGATAAGAGGAGCTAACAAGAAGTTCCACATCATTGGATCTCTTGAACATGCCATGTTATTTGGAGCACAGCTGTGGAACAAGGGTAAGAAGATTGTTGTGACAGAAGGGGAGATTGACGCATTATCCATGTCACAGGCTCAATCCAACAAGTACGCTGTAGTGTCTGTACCTAATGGTGCAGCTGGTGCAGCTAAGGCAATCCGTAAGAACCTAGAGTACCTAGAGGGTTTTGATGAAGTCATCTTCATGTTTGATATGGATGATGTGGGTCAAGCAGCTGCTCGTGAGTGTGCTGAGATTATCTCTGCTGGTAAAGCAAAGATAGCTACTCTCCCCCGCAAGGATCCCAATGAGTCTACTAAGGCTAATGCTCCTGAGGAATTAATCAGAGCTATGTGGGATGCCAAGACCTTCAGACCTGATGGTGTTATCTCAGGTACTGAACTGTGGGAGCAAGTGTCCACTGAGGAATCCACTGAGACTGTTCTATATCCGTGGGATGCACTCAACAAGATCACTCTAGGTGCTCGTAGGGGTGAGCTGGTTACCTTTACAGCTGGTAGTGGCATAGGCAAGTCAGCCATTGTTAGAGAGATCACACACCACCTGTTATCCAAAGGTGAAACCGTGGGACTACTGATGCTGGAAGAGAACCCTAAGCGTACAGCGTTGGGACTCATGGGTATTGAACTCAATAAACCACTACACATAACTAGAGAAGGAGTAACTGATGAAGACCTTAAGAGAGCGTTTGATAGCACCGTTGGCAATGAGCGTTTGTATCTGTACAACCACTTCGGTTCTAGCGATTTGGATAATCTTCTTTCAAGGATTAGATACCTCGCCCGTGGCTGTGGGTGCAATTGGATCGTGCTGGATCATCTCTCTATTGTTGTATCTGGAATTGAAGGCGGTGATGAACGCAGACTCATCGACTTAACGATGACTATGCTCCGTACCCTTGTTGAAGAGACAGGTGTAGGGCTGTTCTTAGTAAGCCATCTAAAGAGACCAGAAGGTAAGAGCCATGAAGAGGGCGGTAAGACTTCATTGGCACAGCTGAGAGGCTCTCATGCCATTGCACAGCTATCTGACATGGTTATCGGAGCAGAGCGTGACCAGCAGGGGGATAACCCAAACCTGACAACACTCAGAGTACTCAAGAATAGATTCACTGGACAAACTGGTGAAGCTGGTTACTTGGACTATGACTGTGAAACAGGAAGACTCATTGAGACAGTAAAAGAATCACCATTTAAAGACAACACTACTAAGGATTACTAATGACACAAATTGAAATCATCTTGAATCACCTTAAGAAAACCAAGAGCATCACCCAGCGTGAAGCCTTGATTGACTACTCGATCCAATCGTTAACTAAACGTATCAGCGAACTTCGTCAGATGGGCTAC